ATGTTATGGATTCAACATATGAAGAAGAAGACCTATTTGATGACAATGATACCATTTCTACTGTCGATTTATCTCAAACGAATAATGCCACCGAAAATGTTGATGAAAACAAAACAAACAATGAGATAGAAGAAGGCGAAATTACAGAAGAACTTGATACACCACCTCCAAATATTCAAGAGCTTCAAAATATTTCTACACAAGTACGAGGTATATTAGATGACGATAATATTCTAGTAATAGATGGTAGACAACGACTATTGTCATTGCTATCACAAATTGATAATTTATAACCTGTATAAATTTTACTATCCCAATATTCATAAAAAATAAATTCATTATAACTTTATTTTTTATCTGACGATTTCACTATTATATCTATATTATTACCATTTGGTTTTTTTCACATTAATTGCTGGACCCACTCTTTTCTTTCCTTTGCTTGGGTCGTAAGCTTCATCTTCATCATCAGACCCCATATTCTTTGATATTTCCCAAAATTCTTTTGAACCTAATCGAAAGTTTGCGTGATTCTCTGCTTTATACCAGAAAATCTGATCGTTCAATTTGTTTGATTTTGCATTATTATTAATTACCAAACATTCATAATTCTCTGTTGTCTGGTCCATTACAGCACAGAACGATTCCAGTGTTGGAAACATACTCGCATAATTTTCCCATATACGTTTCCTATTTGTCAAATAAGGCTCACGAAGTATAAATACATAATCTATATTTGTTCTCAAATTTGGTGGTATACCCAAAGGATACTGCATGGTAATAATTAACATCACCTTCCAATGACGACCATTCATAAATAACAAACGCATCATTTTATCTCGTGTCCACGATTGATCGTATAAACAATCATCTAATATTACAAACGCCCTCGGATCTATTTTTGTTCGATTATATTGTGTCATTTCTTGTTTTACTTGCTTCATCACTGTTTTTTGTCGTCGTAATATATTCTCGATTAATACTGTATTATATTCATCGTGAATAAATAGTTTAGGTACGTGTTCCGAATAGAAACCGTTTCCTGCCTCTGTTCCTGACATAACAGTGCCTATTGGAATATCTTGATGATAATATAATAAATCCCTAACCAAGAAAGATTTACCTGTATCACGACGTCCAATCATCACAATCACAGGTCCTTTATTCTCATTTGGTTTGAATGTAATTTCACGCATATTAAATTTTTTCAATTCTAAAGTCATTTCAATAGGATATACTAATATATAGTTTGTATAAATTAAACGAACTTTCTTTATAATTAGTTTAAGGTAATTAATTTAAATATAGAAAACAATTATAGTTATAAAATGACAGATTTTGATACATCTATTATTCAAAATAAAAATGCCATATTACCTTCTTTTAATATTGATATTTCATTATCATTAAGTGAATGCGATAAGAAGTATCAATATAATCCTTTTGACATAAAAGATTTACAACTTTACAACCCTATTTACAACAAGTTGTTTCATTTGGAAACTTCTAATATTGAGACTGATAAATTATCTTTTCAACACGAATTGAATTTATGCAATAATCAAGAAGTTACGGATTGTTCTCAACAATACGTTTTCAAAAAACCTGTTTTCATCAAATTTTCTCCTTTGCTTGACCCATTAAGATATATGGTTGGCAAATACAAAGACGATACTTCTTCACTAAACAATTTACCTAAATTCAACGACAATAAATCTATATCAAAGTTGAAAGACCCTAACAATTCGGCATACATTGACTGTTTTTTCAATTATCTCAGTCATTTGCTTTTAAAGCGTCATAATTTTATTCATTCCTTGGATTTCTATGGAAATTATATTGGTGTACAGGCAAAATACAAAATGAATATTACTGACGACGTTGATTATTTGGAAGAATCCATTCATTACAACGAACATATTGGCAAATTATTCGATGTCACTGTTGAAAATTCTAATGTTTCTAACAATTCGAGGCGGAATCGCGACAAACTTAAAATAAGTAATAGCCTGAAACATAATATTTCCATTCAATCTTTGCCTGATATTCAATTTGAAAACCTTGATGATTTTGATATGAACTTGAATATGGTGTATGATAAAGATACCAAACCTATTAATGACGCAGATAGTGTTTCTAGTGATGACAGTGACGATAGTGAGTTGAATTACAGTAGTGAGGAAGATAATGCTGAAGACAGCAATGACGAAAGTAGTTCTATTCATTCTGATGAATATTTTCCTTCTCAAGATGAAGACGACGAAAATGACTTATCTTCCGATGATAGTTGTAGTCTTCCAGAAAGTGACGATGGTAACGAACAATACGCATACATACACAATTTTCCCGTCAATCTAATTTGTCTTGAAAGATGCGATGGAACTTTTGATGATTTGCTAGAAAACGAAACTATGAATATGGAAGAATTGAATAGTGCTCTCTTCCAAATCAATATAATTCTACTTACTTATCAAAAAGCCTTTCATTTTACACATAATGATCTCCATACTAACAACATTATGTATTCAAATACAAACAAACGATTTATCACATACAAAGTCAATAATGAATATTATAAAGTTCCCACATTTGGACGTATATTCCGAATTATTGATTTCGGTAGAAGCATTTACAAGTTCAATAAAGAGATTTTCTGTAGCGACAGTTTCGCAAAAACGGGCGACGCATCAACACAGTACAATTGTGAACCATTCCTCGATGAAAACAAACCACGCATTGAACCCAACTTTAGTTTTGATTTATGTCGTCTTGGTTGTTCTATATATGACTTTGTTATTGAAGATGATAATAATACCTCCCATTTTGATGACTTCCAAAAGGTAGTATACAATTGGTGTCTGGATGACAACAACAAAAATATTTTATATAAGCGTAATGGTGAAGAACGCTACCCCCAATTCAAATTGTATAAAATGATTGCTAGAAACGTTCATAAGCATACCCCTGAAGAGCAATTAAAAAATACATTCTTTTCACATTATAAAACACTTGTTGTTAACGAAAGTGATTTTATTGATATTGATTCAATACCTTGTTATGCGTGATTAAGCTGTTTTCTTTTCCAATATTCCTTATTAAGAAATCCTCTCATATTATTATTCATTAAGAATAATTTTACTGGATCACCGCCAGCATTGTAGTACTTCTCTGGCATTTCCCATATCTTACTTGGTTTGCTATCTCTGAAAATAACTTCTTCTTCTGTCCGTGACACGAAGTATTTTTTTGTTCCAGATGTATCTTTATACATTTGTTTTTTTGTATATTCGTACATTAAACCTTTGTACATTACTACATCTAATGATTGCTGTCTTGCTGATCTTATCATTGTTCTTTTTTCTATTATACATTTCTCAATAGAAAAAAGATTTTCTCAATTTTATATTATGAATTAACAATTACATATATTTTGCCTTGAATTCGTCTGGTGTCATTATCGGAATTTTCAATTCTTCCGCCTTCTTTGTTTTGTTTGATACATCCTCTTTTGATTTTACTATTAATAGGAATGTATCTTTCTTTACACCATCTATCAACTCTCCACCGTGCTTTTTCAAATGTTCTATTATTTCATTATCTCTTACTTTTGTCATTACTACTTTTTTGCCGTAAAGAGGGTGAGAACTATCCAATTTTATTGAGTTCTTTGGCTCTTCCTTTTTCGATTTTTGTGTTAACTTATATTCCAACTCACTTTCTTTCAAGAATTTCATAAAAGCGGGAATATTTTCTACAAAACTATTTGCGTTTTCCTTGCCTATTCCATTTACGCTCTGTAGTTTTTGTTTCTTCCTTTCGATTGATTCAACATCTGTTAAGATATTTGGATGAGCTTCCATTATTGGACCCATTTTTCTCTCACCTAATCCACGCCCCAATACATTTGATACTGCCATTATTTTTACTAAACTTGCTTCTTTCGTCTTCGTTTGTATGCTGTTGTATACCTTGTCTATCATCTTCTCTTTGAAACCTTCCACTTTTCCAAAATCCTCTTTTGACATTTTCAATATTTTGGGAATGGAATTAAATCCGGCTTTGATTATGCGTTTCACATTTCCGGTAGATAGACCATCAACTTCAATGCCTGTGAAGAATGCGGTTATTCTTTTCTCCAATACACTCTGGTCCTCGTCTATATTCTCTACAATTATGTCTATATGTGTCTCGGTCCAATGATATGGCACCAATGGCATCTTCGGTTTATCTGCTGGTTGCACTATACTCTTGATGTATGGAATCACATCTCCACTTCGAATGATTGTTACAACCGAGCCTACTCCAATCTTATTTGATTCTATGAAATTCGCATTGAAACCTGTAGCATATTCTATTTTCACACCTCCCAAATGTACTGGCTCAATTTGAATCTTTGGCTTCAGGTATCCATTTTTACTCGCAGACCACAATACATCTACTACTTTTGCTTCCGCTACTTGATCCGATATAACCATTTTGAATGCGAATGCGTGATCTGGATTTCCATCTTTTCTAGGATGTATTTTATCATCTGTTACTATTACCCCATCTATTTCATACATATAATCTGTTCTCCATTTTAATAGTATATCAGATAACATTTCATTCGTCAATGTATTCTTCGCATCATTCATTACAACATTCATCTTCAACGCGTCTAACTTCTCCATTTGTAATGACGGTTTTAACTCTGGACGTATTACCTCATACGCTACGAAATCCATATCCTTGATTTTTTTATCTATTGATTTGCTATTGATGATTCCTGAAACCAAATTTCTAGCATTGGCAAACTCTTTTTTGTACTTGTTATCAAACACATCCTTTCTTATGATGAATTCACCGCGTACAACCAGACCCTTTTCACTAGGTAAATTATTCAAGTGCTTAATGAAATGAGAAATATCTTGTCCTACTTTGCCGTCTCCTCTTGTATACAATTTGGGTTCATCTCCCTCTGTTGTATACAAACCACTTACCCCATCTAGTTTACAAGATAACACATATGGACCCTTATATTTACCCATCCATTTTGTTAACGCACCTGTATCTGGCTTGATTTTATCCATTGAAGGCATATTATAAGGCAAGGTTACTTTGTTTTTCTTTACTGGTGCTCCGATATCTGTTAATGTTTCATTCTTGGGATACTTCCTTTCTGCGTATTCCTTTACAATATCATATTCATTATCTGTTAGAACCGGCACTTTGTTATAGTAATCGTCGTTTGCTTTCTTAATGAAATCAGTCAATTGTTTTTCAGTTAGGTCTTCTATTACTGTTATTCCCTTTTCTTTGAAAGTTTTGGCTATATTTTTATAAGATACCGTCTTTTTTGTCATTTTGTTCTCTTTTTTTGTTGTTATAGTTGGTTCTAATTTGGGCTGCTCTACAGTAATTATTACCGAGTTTCCATCGATTCTTTCTGTTGGTTCCTTATACTCCATATTCAAGAAATCAAAGATGTCTTTTTCGGTCACAAACACGTGGTCTGCTTTGCTCTTCTCTTTGTCATTTTTACGAATACTGTGCTCGTTCATTGTATATCCCATTGATAATGCGTGACCTCTCATCACCGTATTAAACGCTTTGCTTCCAGTGAAATACAATACCGCAAACGGATATTCTTCTTTAGATGTAAACATAAAATCTACTCTTCTTGCGGTTGAACGTCTTCCTAATTTGGTTATCACAAGACACTTGGTATTGCCTTGAGACAATATTTCAACAATAATATTCTGTTTTTGTAATTCATCGATAAATTTTGGGAAAATGGTTGGGTCTTCAGATGTAATTATTACATCTATATCCCCTGATGTTTTCGCTCCACGCCTGTAACTACCAACTATTTCGTATGTGGCATCTACATCTTTTGCTGCTACATTGAAAGCATTTGAAAACTCACAGTTGTATTTATCGATTTCACTACGAGGAATGCGTTCCAGTATATCTTCATAGTATTTCAATCCAACCTTTTGTACGTTATTCAACACATCTTCTTGATTTTCTCTCAACTCATCGATAGTTTTTATGCCTTTGTCTACCAAATCCTTTGCTTTTTTTGGTCCAATGCCATATATATCACTGAAAATTACCAATGGGTCATTTTTATATCTTTCTAGTAATCCTAACTTGCCTGTTTCTGCGTACTCTGTTAATTTTTTTAAGATGGTCTCTCCAATACCCCGCTTACCTTTTAACTGATCTACAGATGTAATATCAGTGGTTTCTTTCAAGATGGTCTCCTGTGCCTTTGAATAAGCACGACTTTTGATGAATTCACCTTTCTTCATCATCAGCTTGGATAATTTATCCAACACGTCAGCAAACGATTCGTTCAATCTTGTCATAGTATTACTACTTGTATTATATTTACTTTTTATCTTTGAGTTAGTTTCTGTCAATTTTATGAATAGACCTTCTAAATTTTACATTCATAGGGAGCTTTTTTTGTCAACATCTTGTTAACATCGAAAAATATGCTGTTAGATATGAGTTTGTTATTATCTATTATATTAGCACTTATCGTTTGATTAATATAATAGAAATTATAGGGAGCTTTTTGAGCTTTTTTGTCAACATTTTAGCTCACTTT